AAGAATAATGATTATCGATAATATCCCCGATAAAAATAACTTGGTTACAATTCCACTTCGCATAGATGTCTTTGCAGAAATCGAGATACCCCGTTAGTGTGAAGGGTAGATGTAAATCGCCTATTATAAGACAACGCTTCTCCTTTTTCGTGAGATGCTGAAAAGCCTTTAGCTTGTTTCCTTTTAACCTGGGCCTAACGTCTTTCAAAGAATGATAAGCAAAGTGGAACAATACCCACAACACACAACACCACCCCGTTCCATTCTATTTCCCCGTCCATCGATGCCAGTGCATAGGTTACAATTAACCCTCCTACAGTCCTTTTAGCGGACCATTTACGCAAGCCTCCTTTATCCCGAAAGATTTCAGTTACATCTAACTTAGCAAGAAGGCTGACGGGTTTCTTCATCTATTACGACCGAAGACTACTGCATTAAGGATCCTCTTTATGATATCTAAATACCCATCGTCTTTAGTCGTTTCCGTTAAAGCGGTGTAACTACCTAAAAAAGTAATAAGGGCAAGTAATAACTCTACCCAGTTTGCTGTTAAAAAGTCCATGTTATCTATTTATTAAATCGCCAAACTTGTCACGCATATTAAAAGACGGACACGCCTTAGCTTTGTTATGGTCATTATGACCTGTTAATTTTAATTCTCCAAATATAACCTCTAAAATTTTAAACAATTCACGGAAAGAAGATATTTGTTCTTTCGTCATAGTATCCTTAGGGACTAAAGTAGTCTTAGATTTAGGCTTTTCCTTGTCTAAAGACTTCTTAACCTTCTTCACTACGCCCCCGCAATATGCCACCCCGATACTTCCGTAATTGTTTCCCCATGTATGAGCACCAATTTTGTCTATATCCCTTCCTTTTTCTATTGTACCGTCTTGATGAATTATAAAGTGATAACCTATATCTGCCCACCCCCGTTCTATTACGTGCCATCCTCGAATCTCTTTAACGGTTAAAACCCTATCAGCAGGGGTAGCTGTGCAATGAAGTACAACGGATTTAATCTCTCTCATTTTCTATTCTTTCGGTGAGTAATTATTCCTTCCACGTTAAGCCATATCAGAGTGATACCACCTATTGCTCCAATTATTAAAGTTAAATTTTCGCTAATCATTCCGTAAGCCCAACCCGTCCACAAAAAATTCATACTTATAAGTTTCCCGCTTTCCATTAGACAGTAATTGTGTAGTACGTAGTGTATATTGTCATATCCCACCCGCCGTTGAAAATATCGCTACACCATACCTGCAGTTTTTTGTTTTCTGCTGAAGCGGGATATACATTCCCGAAGGCATTTGCAAACGGGGCAGCTAACAACGTTCGAGAGCCTGAAGAAATACCGTTCATAAAATCGCGGATTCCGTTGAAATAGTCACCAGTAGCAGAAGTGTTAGCATCCCACCCTATACGCAAATCATCCGAAGACGATTCGTTAGGGGAAGCCCAATTAGCCACGATGGTGATATTTACGGGAACGATAATCTTTCCAACTATATTTTCTACCAAAGTTATCGGGGTATTGTTATACTTCATAGTTAAGACTGCTGCATTATTTACAACGGTTTCAACTTGCGTCATAATCCCACCCCCCGAAGTTAAGTCAGCTACGGTTATCTTCTTTGTTTCCGCAGTTCCCGACACATCCACAATTGCCAGGACATCGCTGTCGGCTGGGGTTGTTAAAGCTGTGAGTTCTGTTATCTTCTTGTTTGCCATCTATAAACTTTTTTAGTTTCTCCTCATTCTGTAATGAAGGAGCGTATCTTTTTCTATTTACCATTTAATTCCTGCACCTGTTAAGAACGCCTGAAAACGTAAGTCCGTACCCCCGAAGTCTAAATTCATTCCTTGGGTGTAGTTGTTTTGTGTAGGGTTTAAATCAGCACCCGTATTCGAAGTGTATTCAGGAAACAAAGCAGAGTTATTACAAATGTAATCTATCAACCTTTCACGATAGAACGTGGCCATATCTAGGGCCTGATCCATTAACGGTTTTAAATCGTCATAGGTAGCCGCAGAACTTTGTTCGGAGTTCATTACTACAACCGCATTGTTTACGAATCTAAGGCGTAGGAAAGGCACTAACTGAACGAAGGAATACTGAACGGTGGATGGGATAATATACTCGTTTAAAAGCGTTTCATAATCCCCCGTTACCGTTCCTGCATCTATGTCGGCAGAAAGTTTATCGTAAAGTTTTGTTCCCAGTACGGGAAGTATCCAACGTTGTTGCGCCATATAAACATACGGACGTATTAAATCATCATCTACCGAACCACCTATTGCGGTGTCGCGCTTTAATCGGTTTGCGGAAACGAATAGGGCTTGGCTCATTTTTTATTAATTATAGTATCCACTATTAGGCATATCTCTAGGGCGTTGTGCTACTTTCCTATCATTGACAGGAAGCCTGACCGCATCGCGTTCGTCAGGGGGTAGCGCAGTTATTAACCTACGTGCTTCATTTACGGAAATCTTCTTGTTGTTCTTCTGTAGGTAGGTTACTCTTTCAAACCAATGGTAGCAGTTAGGACCGCCCTTATACAACCATATGTCATACGTTGCACCCCCATCAATTCCGAAGCCTGGGTTAGCCCCAAAACCCCGAACGATATTCTCTTTCGTGTACACTAACCCTGCCCCAATCATATCAGAACAAAAGTCTCTTTGTGGTTTGTGGGTGTTTCGGTCAGGGGCGTATCTATAGCGTACTTTTATAAGTTCGTTATCTTGTTCACTTTTACCCTTCCCATCGTTACCCGTACTTCTGATAACTGAAGCGAAGCTAAATAGGGCGTCCATTACGGGTTCAGAATGTTCGTCTGCTTTACGTTCGTCTATTAATTCGTAACCTTTAAGTATATCGTCTTCGTTTTCACCTAATTCAATGAGTGCAGAAGACACCCTTAATTGATCCTTGTGGGAAAATTCTTCCGTATTCAACCCCTCCTTTTCTTGCTCCCCTTCGTCTAAAGTTTCAACAACATCTAAATCTAAGAAGTCGGCAGGCTTTGAAGTGATAAAGTAAATATCTAATTCAATATCGTTAATAGCAAATAACTTGCTTAACGCTTTTAATAGAATATCTTGAAAGGGTGCGATAACAGTGTTATTGAATAGGCTGTATGAATCACGCAATTCATCTGCGTTACTTCCAAATCCACCCCCTTCGGTTCTTACCCCAAACATCAAAGGAGAAACAACCCTATGACCCGTTAAGATTTTTTCGCTTACCGTCTTAGATAAGAACTCGTACATAGTGTCTGCCCCGTTGGTTTCGATAGGTGTAAATTCAGGCGCGGTTTCATCTCCATCATTAAACGTAATAAGAATCCTTCCTGCGTTATCCGACCCCGTAAATTTATCTATAACCTTTCTTTCTATGTGTATCCTTTCTTGCTCGGTCGGTACGCCATTTTTGAAAGATAGAAGCATAGAAGGAAAGAACCCCCTACGTATATTGTTTAAATGGAACGTAGAAACCTCCCTATCTAACTCAATGTAATTTGTAGAGCCTACGTAGTCAGGAACTGCGTAGAAATGCTGTGCTACAGAGTAGCGTTTTATCTGAAAGCACGTAGAAGCCTCAGTACGGTCATCCATAGAGAAGGCGTTTAAGACCTTTTCTTTATCTCGCTTATCATTCCAGTCATACTTATAGAAATAATGGCTCACAACACCCTCAGAATCGGCTACACCGCTACGCATCGTGTGGACTGGTAGATGTTTAATCGCACCTATGCGAGTTCTTGCGTTATTCCAAATAACATTCAAGTAAACCATACCATACAACTTGATGTCGAAAGCCATTTTTTGCAATAAGCTATCGTCACTATTGTTTAGCAGTTCTTGGAGGCGTATCCATTGTTCTTTCTTCTGGTCGTTATCTTCCCTATCGGTAGCGTCTAATCCACCTCCATAAATCATATCGGCTACCCCGTTAACGATTGCTCCATGTGTGCTACTAGAAAGAAAGAGGTCGCGTAAGTATTCGCCGTATAAATTATCTATCCCGTAATCTACCCATTCTTGTCCTTGCTTCTCAGCGAACAAAGGTATCTCGGTGCTACCGTAGTTTAATACGGAAAAGTTTTGCTTCTTCATTTTGAATAAACGTATTGTGTTAGAGTAGGATTGTATTCTTTATATCCGTCCGTTAGTTCTTGCATATTACCACTAAAATCACGAACGAAGGCAAACCCCTTCTCTAAAAGTCCAGTAGCTAAAAGCGGGTCTAAGTTCGTGGAAGATGTTTGTTCGTATATTTTGAACTCATAGAACCCCATAGGGTAGGTATCGAACCCACCGACTGAATCGTAGAAAGAAATTATACCACTTGCAGGGGTAGGGGTTGCGTCTTTGCTTATTACCGTAAAATTCAATTTTGTATATCGTCCGTTATTTGCTACTACCGAAGATGGAAGGAAGTATAAACTATTCTTCGAACCCATAGATGTTAATTCTACTAAGTAGTACACACTCGCTTGTGGAATAGTTTGAACGTCTGCTGCGGTAACGTAAATACTCTGGTCGGAGTATGACCCTACGAGTTTCCCCGATACAGCAGAAACAGAACCGTCAAAGGTTCCTGACTGGCTTTTAATGGATAAAGTGCTACCCGTAGCTAATAAAATATCGGTGTATGTTCCGGCAGCCGACCGTGCTTCGCCTTCACTCCCTGATACGGTAGATTTGACATTACCATCGGTGTAATCGACCACGTCAAAACCTACTACATAAGTTTTACCCGATTCTAAGATACTATATTGGGAAAGATATGAACTCGAACCCGTAACGATAGAAATAGCTTTGTTATCCTCTATACCCCACCCCGTTCCTAAAGTCCAGTAGTCGTTCGGGTCGAGTTCTTGGACTGAGATGTTTGTTATT